TGGGTGATCTTGCGCCCGATAACCGAAAGTGCACGGTCAGACTGGAAGGCCGAGCGACGTTCCGTTCACGAGTTCGTCGTGAGGAAATGGGGAGGGGGGCCTAACCCTCCCGCCAAAGGGAGCACTCGTGTTGAGTGTTTACCCACCTACGTGACGACACACGCAAGTTATTCGGTAAAAGGATGACTGGGCAACAACGTCGTCGCCGCGTCTGCGCTTGCGCAGTACGTGCAGTCAAAGCCCTGCGTCTCGTATCCGAGGTCTATGCAAAGGAGGGGCTCGTTAGTTCGAGCTTCGATTGCGCACTGACTGTGGATTGCGGGACGGCCGCGGGCAGGTGGAAGGAGTGGACGGAGCAAGAGCTCTCAAAGAAAAAGAAAGGGGGGGTGCTGTATTGGCGTTTGGCCCTCGCCGTCAAAGGTTGTAAGACCATTTTTGACGAGCCGTGTAAAGCGTGTGATCCCCCCCGAGCCGATGCTGCGAAGAAAGAGTGGGCCGCCAGGGCCTTTGCACCGGGACCAGTTACTCGCCCGGAGGTATTGGCCGATATTAGAAAGAGGGTCAAAGGGATTATGGGGACCAAGTGGTGGTCATCGTGGGAAGGGAAAAATCGAGCTCGCGTTCCTGATCAACAGGGGTGCTTTGAGCTAGAGAGGAATTGTGGAGGCACATTATCTGTGCCGCGTTGGTACGAGAACCCCATCATTGCGTCATGGGGTGAGACCTCGATAAGGGAGAAGAAGGAGGTTAACTTTTGTCGACTTGGCACTGCTAAGACAAAAGGTAAAATCAGAGTTGTGACGATGCAGGGCGCTCGAGCTAAGCGCATACTTCGTCCTGTTCACGAAGCCGCTTACGACTGGCTTACCCAGTTCGATTGGCTAGTTCGCGGCGACGTGACCTCTGAACACTTCCGCAGTGTCGTCATGGATGAGGATCCAGACGACGACCGTTTTATCTCCGGCGAATTTGTCGCCTCCACAGACAATTTACACCTCGACGCCGTCCAGACGGTTGTCGAGGTCCTCTCCGAGGCTCTACCCGAAAGGGAAGCGAGTGTACTGAAGGCCAGCTTCGATGGAATACAAGTGGCCTGGGGGGAAGGTTATCGTGAGGTGCTCCGAGGTAGTATGATGGGAAATTTGGTGTCCTTCGTCGTTCTTTGTCTCCTGAATAAGGTGTGCATCGATCGTGCGTATCAAGAGGTTTACAACTGTGGACCCTATCACCGAAAAGTACTTGTCAATGGTGATGATTGTCTTTTCCGTGGCAACATCAAGCTCTACCGCACCTGGCTGAGAACTACCGCAGACGTCGGGTTTGTGATAAACCAGGAGAAATCGCTTCAATCTAAACGGTTTGCTGAGTTGAACTCAACCGTTTACGATTCGAAGAGAGACCGTTTGATCGACAAGATGTGCTTTGGCTTCCTCTCAACTGAGAGCTGGAAGCAGCCTGCCGAGTCATTGGTCTCTGAGATCTTCCGCCTGGTTCGTTTTCTCCGACGTGACAACGCACGGTGGTTCATAACTACCTTCCCCCTTCGCCAAGCCTTCAGGAGGGTTTGCCCGCCCGTGTCCTCAATCCCTCGATCATGGAGAAGCTTTCTGTTAAAAAAGTGGTGGTTTCGTGAGTGCATATTCGCCGCCGAACGTAGCGCGGAGAGCACCGGGACCGAACGTAAACTTGACTTTGAGTACGGACCTCCATTGATCGAACCTGACAATTTTAAAGAACGAGCTATCCGTGAGTTGGATTCTATAACCACGGTTGGCCAAGCACATCTGTGGCGTGGGCGTCTTTGTGCACCCCCACAGCGTACCGTCCATGCTTTGGCTCTAAAGAAAGCAGACAAAAAGAAGTACAAAAAGTATGTGCTACGTACCGGACCCTCTACACCTGTAAGACTTTGGATGTCTCAAACCCTGAGGCTTGTGGAGCAACACATGCCTCACTGGTTGCAGTGGTGCCCTACCCCGCATAGCACCCAGGACCAGCCCGGACTAAAGAAGTTGAAGGTGTGGAAAGCCTGCTCTAAACCCACACTCTGGAGACCTGCCCTCAAAGATGTGGTGCCTGAGTGGTCGTCGTTAGGACTCCATTATAGGCTCAATTAATACTGCATTGCGCAGGCGCACAATGCCATCGATCCGGAATTCGTGCCCGAGGACGCACCAGTGCGCGCTCGAGGCCCGGATGCCGTGTCGGAACTAGGAGAGTTTATGGCTTTTTAGGCTGGTGTTCCTGCCAGTCCCTATCGGCCTTAGTAAAATCCCCAACGGGTGCCTATCCTGGTCACCGCTTGGATCGTGTCTTAGGGTTTAACATTCCCA